TGCCCCCTCAAGTAATCCAAAACGCAAATGTCCCAGTCCTTGTCCATCCCTAAAACCGATATCGCCGTGTAATCCGCGTCCGTCTTTTGAGAAATCGCCAGATCAACCGCCATTCCGAGATATAAACCTTCCGGACGTTGATTCCAATACTTGAACATGCCGGGGCTGAATAATTGATTCTCGGAAGAAATCGGATCGTTCATGAACTGCGACTGAAATTCATCTATTGGTTTCGCCTTTTTCAGGTAATCCACGTAGTCCAGACAGTTCCCATCGACGTGAACGAAAGATTTCCGAACCGGATCGAATTTCTTCGAGAATTTCAACGGGTAGATCAATTTCCCGTTTTCAACGATTTTACGCACCATGATATCGTAATAGGCTTTTTCTTTTTCCACAATTTCAGCGAAAGTGTCGTCTAAATGCCATCTCGTCATTATGTCGATCATGACCCCGTCCGGTTCCAGCAGGTTTACGAGACTCCTTCGAAACCGCTTGACCTTTTCCCTCTGTTCCGGCGTCTTAAAATTCTGTTCTCCCATGAGATCGTCGGCTATGACAATATCATAGCGCCCCCCCGTCGTTTCAGCTTCCACCCCCGTCGTCGAGATCGTCGGGTCTTTCAACGCTTTCGTCCTTTGCGCAACCACGATATCATCTGCATTCCATCGACCGCTTACAAAATTACCGAACATATGTTTAAGTTGGGAGCTTTCCAACTGTCCCTTGATCTCAAACAAAAACTTGCGCGCCGTGTCCCACACCTGATTCGCTATCAAAATACGGATATTCGGGCTCTTTATTACCTGCTGGATTGCCCACGAAATCGTCACAAACGTGCTCTTGGAATGGTCCCGCGGTAGAACAATCGCCTTCCGTTGTGACGGCCTTTTTAAAATAATGGCAACATCGTCGTGAACGGCGTCCCAAAGCGTGTACCCCAAAAATTGACCGCAAAGGAATTTTAAGTCCTCCTGGCACAACAGTTTCGCCCGATCTATGATCTTCTGCTGCTCAACGGTTACGTAAGGCATGATCCCCTCACCAGTTTCCAGCTTTCTGCTGCGCCTGCCGGCCAAATTACCCCGTAATGCCGCGCCTTCTTATTAAATTCTTCCTCGTCCCACTCTTCTACGCGAACATATGCAATGTCATCCCGCTTTATGTAGTCAGCATCGTCCGAAAGCAATTTCTCCTTTTTTAATTCCATCGCCGCCTTGTCCCGAAATAAAAAATCTACCCTGTGCCAGTTCCCAGGATCACCCTTTAAACCATACTCTAATATATATATCATGCTAACCAATGCACCTCATGGCTTTTCACCCCCAATCAATACCCCCTTGTGCTTGCACCAGCACCTCAAACTTAGATACTTCTCAATCCGCCTACCTAAATCGTCCCTCTCCCTAGCCAATCGCCCACTTTCCTCCCTCACCCCCACTAACTCCCCCTTTAGCAGGTAAACCTCCAATTTCACCCCTTCCTGTTCGCTACAGTCGATCCTAGAGGCATCCTGCTTAATCTTTGCCCCACAGCATCCACTTAAAATTATAAGAAATAAAGGCAGAATTTTAACGAATTTACCCGTTTTCACGCGCCGAGTAACCTCCTCGACCCACCAGCACATCTCCTACTGCAATATCTCCCCTTCCCTGCCTTCTTGTTGTCAGCTCGCGCTTCAAATACTACCCTACACCGTAAACATACCGATTTAATCTTCTTGTGCACGCTTGGCATAGCCTAGTAACCCCTCTTTGCACTGCGGAAGCGGAATTGGGGTATGAGCATACTATACCCCCCCGCCCTGGGGCTTTTTTCCCCACAGGCAAAAAGAATGCTTTTTTTCTTGAGTGCTAATAATCGACGCGCCAATCATACGCGCTTCCGATAATAGATCATATGTTGCGATTCTCCGTCGGAGAAACAGGCAGTGGTGGAATGTAAACAGATTTGCACTGTTTTAGTGGCCTACGTTGCTCCGTTCGAGAGTGCCAGCATCATCAGCATTTTGCCCGACTTTCGCCCTTTCCGCAACAATTTCAGCGTCAACTGCCGAATCTATTTGATCTCTATGCCTTTCCGCAGATTCTAAAATCTTTCCGTCGAGGTTTATCGTGATAACCGTTGATACAGGCCTGTTTTCTTGCCCATACTTCGACGGAAGAAGACATTTCAACTGAAAAATCCTCTCTATCACCGATCTTGGGTTGAGTGCGTTGTCTCTGGATACGCCCTCTAGTTCATCGATATAGTCACGCTCGACATCGTCGAACTGTCTACGGAACTCTGGATCAATCGAACAATGGTGGTTTATTGTTGACTCTGACATGCCCATGCTGCGGCAGGTGCGGCGGAGGCGGAGGCCGTTGGACCCGTATAGGCGCAAAAACGCCGTCTTTCTTTGTGCATCGAAAACATGCGCGTATTCGCCGTTGCTCTGTAAAAACCCAGTAGTTGCATCAATTGCGTGGGCCTCAGCCAGGCGGGAGCGTTTCACTCTCATCTAAGCAGGCCTCTGACAAACCCCCTAAACCCGTTCCTATTGGCCTGGCCAACTAGCGCTAGGCGTTTGCGCTCCCGGTCCGCGAGGAGAGAGTTTATATGGGCGATTGTGGCGTCTCGTACAGCGTCCTGATAACCTCTAAACAACAGTATATCGTTGGTTTTCTCGCTGATTTTTTGGAGGTCGGCAAAAAACGTCATTTGGCTGTTTTTGTCTATCTCGAAACGGATTATTTCCGGTTCTGGCGGTCGAGTCTCGGGCTGGGTTTCGTCTGTTGTCATTTTAGTCTGGACCTGGATACAATATTAGCGATTTCAGT